AGAGGCAGGAGTCAAAGAACTCTTGAAACTGGCACAACCAGTTAAGTAACTGTCACAAGCACCCACACAGGGTGCTTTTTTTATGCTATCATAGCTATATGAAAAATACTCACATCGAACACCCCGAAGATAGCATCCTAACTGGTGATCTATCTGTATTAGATTGGTTTATCGCTGAGAGTAACATTTCAGCGAAGATTGACGGAGCTCCAGCAATAGTTTGGGGTACTAATCCTGCCAATGGAAAGTTTTTTGTAGGCACTAAATCTGTCTTCAATAAAGTTAAAATTAAGATCAATCATTCCCATGAGGAAATTGATACTAATCATCAAGGTAAAGTAGCCACTATCTTACACAAATGCTTTGACAATCTACCATTTTTGCCAGGCATTTATCAAGGTGATTTCATTGGATTTGGTGGTAAAGATCATTACACACCTAACACAATAACTTATTACTTTGATGAGGTTATTGATGCAGAAATTATCATTGCACCTCACACATATTACGAGGCAAAGGATGATTTAAGAAATGCAGTTGTTAAACCTTATGAGTTTGATTTAAGGGATACAGAATATACTAAATGGGTCAAACCTGATGTAACACTTTATCCTAACAGGGAAACTATCAACAACTCATGCAAGTTTGCTAGACAAATTGCTACTTTATGCGATTTTGTTGATGTTAAGAAAGCCACTAGGATTAAGAAGCAATTAAACAAATGTATTCGCAATGAGATTGAACTAGATGATTTACTATTAGATGCAATTGCTGATGATAACAATTGCGACATAAATGTTCTACGTTTATGGAAGTTAGTAGAGTCAATCAAGTTGGAAATGTTTGATTACATTGAGAGGTATGATGATGTTGATTGTTACATAGGTGAGAGTATGTGTGACCATGAGGGTTATGTAATCTCTAATGAGTTTGGTACATATAAGGTCATCAATCGTGAGGTATTCTCTTTCTTTAATTTCACAATGGAAAAAGCATGGTAGTGTGACAGTCAGCAAGCTGTCCACATTTACCCCACAATACCCTAAAATCGGTTATTATATAGAAGTGGAGGGGAAATGACTCCTTCACTTCATAAACTAAATGAGGTTTTATGTCCACATTATCTGAAAGAGTTCTGGATTGGACACAAACCTATTGTGATTCATTAACAGAAAACTATAAGCAACATTCAATAAGAATGTTTGCAGGTTCTGATTCTGACTACTCTAAAAAGCGGTTAGAAGATGTAAAGAATGGTACTGCTAATCTTACCACCTTCGTTATAAAGAATGGTCGTAAGTATTACAAGATCATGCAACGTGAGTTTGATACATTCCAAGATCGTAATGAATGGCGTGAAGGATGTGTTCATGCTTTTGTTGATAAGAAAACAGGTGAAGTTTATAAACCTGCTTCTTACAATTCTCCTGCTAAGTATGTTCGTTATGATATGAGAATTATCAATCAACGTGAGCAATTACACAACCCATTGTTTACAGGATGGGCTGGCGGTTACTTATACTTAAGATAGGAGATTATCATGTTTAAATCACAATCATTCGGAAGAATCTTTTGGGTTGATGATAACGATGACTTCAAATCATGCCCACAAAATGTAGATGGAACTGGTGACTTTGACGCTGCTGATTATGTATCAGAGTGGTCAGATTGGGAGGGAGTTAATTATGAAACTCTCTTTAATATCCATCAGTCTTGTGTAATTAACAAGCAAAATCATGCAAACTCATTAACATTGGAGGGTATTTAATCATGTCTAACGGATTATTAAACAGTTACACATTTGAAGCAAAGAAAATTGTATATTATTCAGTAACAGTTGGTGCAGAAAATAAAACTGAAGCAAAGAGAATTGCAAAAGATTTTGAACATTGCCAACATTATGAAGAGGTTGAGTATTGTGATGGATATGATTATAAGGTAGGTAAACTATTAGAAACAACTGATGAAAAGTGGTTAACATGAACAAAGATCTAAACAAATTGATGAGAAGTTATCAATTTAAACTGGTAAAAACCAGCAAACATTATAAATGGGAGGGGCCAAATCGTTCTGTTGTTTTTACATCAAAGACTGCATCTGATAAAAGGGCCCTCAAGAATATTAAGTCCACTATCATTAAACAATTAAGTCATGTTAGTTGATCTAAACAAAGAAGAGATTAAGTATCTCGTGAATATACTTAGTCTCAACAATGCAGAGATAATGAATAAAGAGGAGACACAATTCTCCTCTAATCTTTATCTCAAACTTCGTAATCTATCCACTGTTTGTACTTGTAAGGAGGCTAATTCATGAAATGGGATGTTAAACTGTTTGTTGCTGGTAGTATGTTTACAGAGCAAGTTCATGCTGTAAGTATGCAAGATGCGAGGGAAACTGCACTTGCTAGAAATCCTAAAGCAACCGTAGTTTCTGTTACAGTATCATTCAAGTAACCAGATTGCCAAGTGTCACAAACCCTATTGACTAAAATGTTGATAGGGTTTATTATATTATTAAGTCGCAAAATGCCATGCTTAAGTTACGTCCACATCAGGAAAGAGTTGTTAACAGTTTACGGGACAATTCCAGAGGGCAAGTTATAGTTCCCACTGGTGGTGGTAAGACTCTATGTATGATTAAGGACGCACAATCTCAGTTTAATAGTTGTGATTGGGATGTAATCCTTAAGAATCCTGATAGAAAGACCATTGTAATTGTAGCTCCACGTATACTATTAGCACAGCAACTTTCCGAAGATTTTGTACAATTTCTAGATGTACATCCAATGCTTCAGTATAAAGTATTACATGTACATAGTGGTGAAACACATCACTTTTCAAGCACTAATCCTGACACTATATGTGATTGGGCAACCTTTAATTACAGGTACAATAAGTTAATCTTTACCACGTATCATTCTCTTCATAAGATACAGGACTCAAAGATTGCTATTGATACTTTATACTTTGATGAAGCACATAACAGCGTTCAAAAGAACTTTCAGCCTCCTGCTAAGTATTACTCAACCAAGACAAATAGCAGGTGCTTCTTTTTCACTGCCACTCCTAAACATTGCCTCTCTAATGATAGAATAGGCATGGAAACTGAAGAGGTTTATGGTAAAGTATTATGTGATATTCCTGCTCCTGAGTTAGTACAACAGGGACACATATTACCACCTAAAGTTGTTATCAAGAAGATACAAAGGGAGGACGATAGTAGACTCAAATGTGAGCATGATTGTGATAACTTGTTATCAACAATTGATGAGCAATCTATGGACAAGATATTAATTTGTGCAAGATCTACGGCACAGATTGTATCACTCACATCACAGACTAGGTTCTGTTCAGAGTTAGAAATGAGAGGCTATTCTTGGATGTATATTACATCTAAGACTGGTGCAATCGTTGATGGTAAGAAGATTGATAGGGAAAAGTTCTTCACTATCTTAAACAAATGGGGCAAAGATTCAACCAAGAAGTTTGTAGTTTTGCACCACAGTATTCTCTCTGAAGGTATCAACGTATCAGGATTAGAAGCTGCATTGTTCTTACGCAACATGGATTATATCACTATTAGTCAAACAATAGGACGTGTAATCCGTAAGGGAGATGTAAACAAAAAGTTTGGATTAGTAGTCATACCAACGTGGGACAGGGTAGGTATTACCACTTCCAAAAAAGTTTCATCTGTTGTTGATACTATATTCAATAAGGGACAGGCAGCAGTGTCAGTGGTCAGATCGTAAAGTGGCACAAGGCTACTTGATTTTTGCCTCGTTTTATGGGATCATAATAGTATAAAGAAATTTGATTTAAAACTATGAGATACTCTGTTCACTGTCCATCCGCACCTTATGAGAATTCATCATTTGTTAATCTAGATGATTGTTGGGGGCTATGCCTTGATTTATCTGTAGAGTACGGATACGCCGAGGTAAGATATGGAAATTGTATGTTAGGATCATACACACTAGGACAGTGAGCAAAGTGTCCACCAAATCCCCCAAACTACTCAAAATTGACTATAATAAGAACATGAACAAAACAAACACAAAAATTGAATATCAAGTCGTCCGTAATTTCTTCACTGATTCTCAATGGGATGTCATAGATATGGCACTAAATGAGTTTCAAGACCATGACGATTATGTCGAGGTTCTTGATACTATTGGTGAGAAATTACAGAATGTATTTGATAACTCAGTCGATCAATCTTCCATTATGAATGAAGGTAACTCCGATGATGATACTTTCATTGATATCAACAATACTGGAGGTAAGTATTAATGAGTTCCCTAAGAAATGAAGCACTATTAGAAACTTTATTCGAGGAAGTTTGGGAGGAGTTAGTAACACCTAACTTCAAACAATTAGATGCACAAGATGTAACAATCCTTGAAGATCATGTAGCTACTATTGCTAAACAAAGGTTCGAGGATTACTCTCGCTAATTGTTAACAATGTGGAATGACTTCGCCACTAAAAAGACAGTCACACAGTCCAATTTCTTTTCTTTATTATGTCATTAGACAGCACACAGTTTGTATCATCTAACTTTGCAGAATTCCTGCTTGATAATGCAAACAATGGGAATGAAATCCTTGCTGTATTGGATGATATTGTAGAGGTGCAGACAGCCCTCTAAAGTATCACTAACTGTGTAGAGGGTTAAATGTTAATTAGACTTGGTAAACAAGTTAGCATACATTTAATCCTCTAATCATTTCCCCTTTTTTATTAATTAAACTATCACCTAAGTGATTACAATGAACAACAATGACTATGCACCAGATGTTAATTATGGGAATCGATTTCCTGATGATTGGTATCTAATGGACGATAAAAAAGAGGTCTTGATTAACACTTATCAGACACAATCTGATTATGCAAAGTGTTACAAACCATACCGCACATTACACAATTATTAATACAATGGTATATGTAATTGGCCTCCTATGTGTTATTTTTGTATGTGCCTTTGTATATTACCTCGGTTTATACAATCCACACTAAACAACAGACCAGTTCACAAACTGGCACACTGAGCCTCCCATTAGGGGGGTTTTTTGCTATTATATAAGAGTGAGGGGGTTAAGTTAGGTTGTCAGGGGCATACATGCCACTCTTTCAGAAGTGTGTATTGTTAGACTGATAAAGACTTAATCAACTCACGCAATTTTCACTCTAATTTCCTTTCATCTCATGCGTAAAATCGAAAGAGCAATGAACTTCGCAATCTCTAACAAGGGAAACTGGAGTTCCTCTAATACTCGTGTTGAGTTCAACGATTCTACAAACTGCTCAAAAGTTTTTCTACATGGTCACAACATCGCAACTGTAGACCATGCGACCAAAGCAGTCAAGATCTCAAGCTGCGGATGGCAGACTGTCACTACTAAGTCACGCTTAAATGCTATACTTAGTGAGGTAAAGTTTGGTGCTTCAGTATTTCAAAGGAACTGGAATTGGTATGTTTCATTCAATCGTCAGACACAAGATTTCATCGATGGAATGATACTTATCGACTCTAACTTCCTAGAGGTGGCTTAAACATTACCCCTCTTTTTTCTGTCCTTTATTAACACAAACATCATGCAATCTTTATCACAAAATGTATATGATCAGGTGTTACAAGTATGGGTAGGTAACACCGAACACGATGATTTCAATGTTGGAAGTGAACTTTTCTTCCAAATGTTCGGAGTCGAAACTATTGAAAACACCCTACCAATCGGAGGCACTAAGTAATGTTTATTGTATTCACTTCTCCTGTAACTTTCACTCAAAGTTATACTGAGGCATGTAATATTGCCGATGCTCATTATCAATCAACTGGTGAAATCGTTGCCGTTGAAAATGTAAACAACTCATTGGAGGTTAACTAATGCAAATCACATGCAAAAATGGAACGGTAGTATTAGATTACTATCCAATTAAGAACCATTTCAATAAGATTTTTCCTAACAAGTATCTTCGCATATTATCATTTAAGGGTGATACTATGAATAAGAGAATAGTTACTGGTGAAACTATGGGTGATGAGATATTAGATAGGGTGGACAATTACGGTTATATAGTAACAGATAACACTAAAGGCTTACCACAGTTTGCATCAATTAGTGTGGAAACTGAACTCAACAAACTTGCATTTACGGAGGTGTAATCATGTCAGACAAAGTAACACTAACTTATACTCAGAAAAATGAACTAATTGAGCAATATGTTGAGTTGGTTGTTGATAACATGGATGTCAAATCTATGATGCAATATATTACTGATGATTTAAGATGTCACTTTGAAAGTGTTAGTTTGAATGAGTTAAAAGATGAAGTTGATAACTTTGATGAGGAACTATTTGATGAGTTAGTTGATAACGTAACCAGTGAAAGTTATGTTGATTCATTATTAACTAGCGGCACAGATTATCCCCCGTTAGTTGATACTGAAGCCACCCATGATTCGGAGGGTTGCTAATGTTTACTAACCACGAATTAGAAACTATTCTTTATAGTTTAGAAGGTTACATTCAAGGTAATGATGATGATAAATTATGTGATGAATTAGTAGGTATATGTGATAAGATTATAGAAGAATTAGCACCAGCAGTAACAATTAATTCGGAGGATTAATTAACAATGAAGAGCATGACTAATTATGAATGGGACGAGCAATTTTACCGAGAGTTAGTAATAGATTACAATTACAGATTTCCCAAGTTTATGGAAATTAATTACCCTAATTACGAGGAGGAAAGTATTAATGAATAACTCAAATAT